TAAAGATCTTCGAGCTGTTTTAGCTTCGTAACCAGTACGGATTTCTATACCGCACCGTTCATAAGCTTCCTCTATGATATCTGCGACATCTAACTCAAAATCTGTTGAACCTGAAGTCGCCATCAGACTTTACCTTTCTTTTTCTTAGACTTTCTAGGCTTTCCCTTATCAGATCTAGCCTTTCTTTTTACCACGGGCTTTTCTACGGGCTTTTGTTTTTGAAAGATGCTTAACAGTTTTTTTAGAAACTCTTTCATTTTTTTTCCTCCGAGACGGTGATTTTGTAATTTGTTTCGCCATTTGAGACCGAGCTATAGTCATTAGATATTTTCCTTCTAATAAAATCTTCCCACAAAGGTGTAATCATTCGATGGTTCTCAGACACTTTAAAAGAAGTTAATTCGCTTGTTTTATCAAGCGAGATCAAGGTAAAACACATCCAAGACATTACACCTGTAATAAAAACAACAATAACACTAGAAAATATTTGCTTTAACATTAACGACATTTCCACCGCTTTCTAGCTTGCCTCAAACGGCTGTTTGGATCTTTAGCCGCCTTTGGAAACTTTTTCATTTGTCCAGCAGAACGAGCGCAATAAGACTTACGCCGTTTAGCATCCTTGCTTCCCGGTTTTACCTTCCCCGTAACAGCCGTCTTTAACTTACTGCCAGGGTTCTTTCTTCTATAAGCCTTAACGCCAGCTTTAGTCATTCCCGCGCCGCTTTTAGTAGGGCGGAAATTTTTCTTGTTACGCTTTGGCATTTCTCCTTTAGAAGCCATGTTAAATCCTATGCGTGGTAAAACATCATCAAATCAACTGTGCCAACGATAAAAGTAACAAAACAACCGTCTTTAAACAAAACACCATCAGAAGGAACAAAAGGGTCTTCTGACGAACTATCTGTTCCTATTGTTCTAGCCTGTATAAGTTCTGTTCCAGTAGCACCTGAATTTCTAATATTTAGTTTACCAGCAGATCCGCCAGAATAAACTGAGAACCCTTGAAGCCGACATCTACCAGCAAAAACCACACCTAAAGCGTTGTTGTTAATACCCGCTGATACGTTTCCTGCTGGATTACCCACTGCTGTTATACTTGTAATAGTTTTAAAGTAGCCCGAACTTGTTGCTGTTCCAGCATTTGCTCCAGTAACAGTCTCACTTAAAGCTGATCCATTTACATCTGTGCCAACTACAGTGAAAGAAATTCCGCTGTCGTTACCCGCTGATAAAATTGTAACCTGTCTTCCAGACGCATTTGTAACACTTCCACCAGAAGCTAAAGCACCACCAATAGTTAACGCAGCATTATTTCCAACAGAAGCCGCTGTTGAAATACCATCAGCATCAAGAGCTACCTCATCGCTAATAATGACTGGTACTACATCTGATCCTGCCATTTGTTTCTCCTTTATAAAAGTGGCAGGGGTTTCCCCCTACCTAATTAAGAATTATGCGATTTGAACATATTCGATGATAAATGTGAACGATCCTGCTGTTGTCGCATCGACAGTATTTGTAATGTTGCAGTAAATAGTTCTTGCGGTGTCTGTATATTGAACAGAAGCTGGTGCAGTTGTACCATCTTGTGTTTGAAGAACCAAACTGGTCACAGTTACGTTATGCTCAACAACAGTTGTACCGCCATCAAGAATTTCATCAGTCTGAGCCGCAACAATTTGTGCGCCTGAACTAGATGTACCAACTTCGTAACCAATGTCACCAGTTCCAATCACAGGAGATGTGTCACAAAATATCTTAATGTCAGTGATAATTGTGTTTGCTGGTTGAGTAAACTCACCAATTGTTGGGCTATCGCCAGCAGTAGTGTTAACAGTAACACCTGTCGCAAAACCAACGTGTTTCACATATTTGTTGGTAACAATACCTGTTGAAGCAATAACTGCTGTATCAGTATACGCACCTGTTGTAGAGTTTTTAGATACTACTTTAAATCCGTTTTCGGAACGGACTGGTCCTGAAAATGTTGTATTAGCCATTGTGTCTCCTTGTCTAGGCAAATGTCAGCTGCGGAATGCAACTGTCAAGGTGCTTTTACGATACACCACCTTGTAACAAAAAGAAAGAGGTTAAGTGTTCTCAGACTTACTCGCTTGATTTCTCTTTAAGAACTAATCCAAATATAGCACATACTATACCTGCCCAAGTTAATATTGGCATACTAAGCAAAATGCCTAACCCAACGCCAACAACAGCTGCAGCTCCATAACTTGAAGGCTCTTTTAGTCTTCCTTTAATCCAATCCATTTACTTTCTCCTTGTTAAATAAAAAAGGGGCGACAAAAGCCGCCCCAAATGGTTCCATAAGGCATACGGAATTACGCTCCTGGTGAGCCGTAGATACAACGAGGGTCTGAGAAACCAAAAGAATATCTTTCTCTTGCTTTAAATCTCATATTTCCTGTATCAAAGTCAGCTTCCATATTTGTGGATAGCGCTGTTCTTTCAAAATGAATCATTCCGCGTGGCGCGTCAGTCATCACAAAGAAAGCATCTGTATCGGTTAAGAAGTCATTAACGGCATAACCCTCTGGAAGCATTCCCATTGAGCGCATAGCGTTAGTGTCATTGTCTGCTGTACCAACACGAAGGTTAGAAGTCATTATTCTTTCAGCAACAAATTGAAGCTGACGAGGAATAACGAGTTTCATGCCACGTAGTGCCACTTTCAGACCACGCTCATCAACAAAGCCAGCGATGTTGATCAAAGAATCTTCCAAAGAAGTTTCGTTAAGATCAGCAGCTGTACTTGGCTCGTTTGCAAACGTGCTACCGTTGGTTAGAGGGTGAGAGGCATCACAAAGTGCAACTCCGTCACCTCCAGCTGATGCTCCAGCTGTAAATGCGTTGTTTAACACTGCTGCGGCTTTCACCTGTTTAGTGTGTGCCATTGATCGAGCGAGTGCACGAGTATAACGAGAAGATAGACGATCATAGAGATTATCCTCAACTGCTTCCTCTGTAATAGAGAACGCAAGTGCGATTGTCTCATGATTGTATCTCGCCGTATATGCTTCGTTAGCATCGTCGAAATTAACAGCGGAACCCTCCGACTTAGTCGGGGCGGCTCCAAACCCAGATAACATTACTTCTTCTTCAAATGCACGATCTGAAGATTCAGTAGTGAAAATCTCTGAGTGTTGGTTCTCGTACCTGGAGTACTCCATGCCAAATAAGGCATTGAGACCAGGCTCTAGCTCTTTCGCTAGTTGTGCGCGTGATATAGCCATTGCTTAGTCTCCTATACGCCAGTTGTAGAAACAGTGGCCGCTACAATAGAGCCAGTAGGCGCATTGAAGTGGTTGTTTATACGAACGATTAGTGGGATACCAGCAGCAGTGAAGTCAGAATTGTCTGGATCATCTTGGATGCCCATAATTCTTAACGCCAATGTGTTGGTGGTTGCGACTGTATTCAAGTCTGCTGTTGCAGAAGAAATACCAGTAGTTGTAGAACCACTGTTACCCGTAGCAAAAGCAATGTTTGCGAATACAGATGTACGAACTTCCGCTTCAGTGTTCTGTCCTGCAACAACATTAGATGTTGCAATCGTGAACAATTGATTTGGATCATCGTACAAAAAGGCTTTGACAGGGAAATCTGAATCCGCGCCAGAACCAGGCCAGTAATTTGAGAATATTGTTTCACCAGTTGTTGAAGAAACGTACTCACAACCTCCGAAAACTCCTACAATAGAGACGTTACCACCAGCCGCAGCTTGTAGATCGTCAATGACACCCGCAGCTAACGGTATAACCGCCATGCCTTGGTAAATTGGATTAGAGTTATCAGAAGCTATGCGATATTCCGTCATCCCGGTAGAGTTGGTCGATTGACCAATTTTTCCAATCGGTCGGAGACCGAAGGAACCGTTAGAATTTGCCATAATTAGCTCCTATATAGCTAAGTTGAATTTATTCAGTGTCGCGGTCGCGTCCACCAAAGCTCACTCGACTTGATCTCCTATTTTCAATAGGCATTGAAGGGTGTTGTTCCTTCATCAAGTCTTGATCCACAGCTGTCATTTGATCACGGGTCCGATCCCGGTAATATGCGGTTCTCTCAGATACTGTTTCTTCAGGTATTCTAGCAAGCATAAGCCCGCCGTTACCAATTACCCCAGCGTGTTTCCCATCCTCGATAGTAGCAAAGTCACCATTAGGATACTCATCAGCTCTTACGGGTTCCCAACCTTCACGCAACTTTGAGTGAACGTTCATGGAATCGTCGTCACCTCTAAGGGATGTCCTAATCCAACGATGTTGATACCCAGGTTTGGGTTCTGGGGCTTCTAGCCTGCTTGGGGGTGCCCAAGGTTTTCTCCGTGTATCATTTTCACGGGTTTGTTGTGACCGTTCTGTTCTGTCTGACATTATCTTTTCCTCAATCTTTGACATACTTAGCGTACTCCTCTAAAGGAACCCCAAGTTTTTTAGCAATCGCGATTTGCGAGGGTGATAACTTGACGGTCCTGCGCCCGGTTGTTGACTTGCGGGATGCGGAAGTATCAGCCGATGCGACTCTGGCACTTCCCCCGTTTTTTCGACCAGCGTTAAAACGTTGTGGAAACTCGGTTCTCATACGCTTGTCAATCTCACTATAGTACTCATCTGCTTGCGGGTCAAACCCTTCTTCTTCAACAAGCTTACGATGAATACCAAAAGCAGCATAAGTCATAACTTCATCTTGACCAAACCACTCATTTTTTTGTGCCCAACTTTCAGCTTTTGGATCAGCTTTTGGAGGCGGAGCTTTCGCTACGGGGGCATTTGCCTGTACTTGTGTGCCACCCTCAACTGGAGCTTTTTGCATTTTTGTCTGATCTTGACGCTGTTTTGCTAACCTATATCTTTCTTGCTCGATAGATATCTTTGACAAAGCACTTTGTGCCTCAAACATCTTATCGACATCACCCGCTTCGTGTGCTTCACGATAAATTTGTTTTGCTGTTGCAAGCTGAGATTCTAGCCGAGTACCGTATTCATTTAAGTACCCTTTATCTAAACTTGTCAGTCTTTCTTTTAATTTATCGTTTTCTTGTTTTACAGTTTGAGCAAACCGTACAGCTTCTTCTCTGTCCCGTTCCTCTGTTCTGTATTTATCTGTTAGCGTTTTAATCCTTTTTTGAACCCGTTTGCTGTAATCATCCAGCTCTTCAGACTCTTTTGGATCTTCTTCTGATACCACCACTTCAGACGGAGCGGGATCATTATCCGATTCAGAGTTAACCAAAGGTTTAGTGTCATCCACCGTGACTTCAACTTCCTCATTCTCATTTTCAACTTTCTCTTCTGCTTCAGCCATAATTAGTACCTCAAATGTGTTTTATATCATCAGGTTCAAATATTTTAGCAATGACCTCATCGTCATTGATAATTCGAACTTCACCACCTTCTATTCTAAATCTTGAACCAGCATATCTTCCAATACAAACCCACTCTCCTTCTTTACACCAAGGTTCTGGGTTATCTCCAAATTTGTTTGGATCTAAATATGCTAAAGGCCCAACCTTTAAAACATAGGCTACTACAGTCGCTAACGCTTCGCGCTCACGAATGTGATCTGGTACTAATAAACCACCGTCTGTTTTCTCTCTGCCTTGATAGGGCATAACAAGAACTCTCCAACCAGTAGGTTGCGGAAGTCTATCTATTAGGGGTTTTTCAATTAAAGTCGGATCCAAGATCTTTTCTTTAGGATCGACGTATGCGCTATTAACGTCTACAGAGGCTGCGCTCTTTGCTGCTTTCTCCGTTTTAATTTTCTGCGCGACATGGTCAGGAACGTATAAGGTCTTCGACATCGTCTGCGTTTTTCTCCAGCAAGGACTTAATTTCATTTCTGGTAAAAGCGAGTCCTTGTGCCTCTCCTACCAAATGGCGGTACTGTTCGTAACTTTGAACACCTCCGTTTATCAACACCGTTGAGATATCATCTTCACGCTGTTGAAGCTTCTTATATAGATGTTTTGCAAAGTCTACAACATCCATTATAAAATATCTTTATAATCTCTATCAACAATCGGTCCACCAGAAGACCAGCTGTTGCAAGTTTTTGATGACGCACATACAAATTTCCATATTTGACAGTAACCTAAATCACCAGAGTCATCACCAATACACTCTAACATTTCTTCGGTTTGGTTGTATGAAGCGCAGTTTCCACATACATCCAAACCAAAAGTTTCGCCGTAATCAGCAGATAAAACGGCTTCTTCTTTGTTTTCAGAGTTTATATCCGCATCTTGCGTGGCGATAGGGCAAGAAGGCTCGCCATTTTCTCCTCGATTAATCTTATCAACAGGAATAGATCCATCAGGTAGAATACTGATCATTATAGTTGCCATTAAAATGTACCGCTATACTTTCTGCCGCTTACAGCAATCCCGCAACCTCTACCAGAACCTACTTCTCCGCCGTCACCATACTCAACCATGCCACCGCCCATGTATTTTTTTGCTTTTTTGCGCTCACTAAATATGGCGTCTTCGCCTTCAGGAGAAGTGCTGTCAATGCCTTCTTGTATCTTCTGATCTTTCATTGTTTGGCGAATATCATCAGCAATTTTTTCTAAATCTACTTCACCACCACCCCGGTATTCATACTTCACTTCACCACCGTCCTTCATAAAGCCCATTTTATTACGAACGTTCTTTGGAAGCTTTGCCAGTCCTGGGTTTTTCTTTGCATCAACTTCTTTCATCATAATACTTCTCCTGGTTTTCTAATAAGTATCAAAGTTTTAATTCACAATCAACCTTAACGGTTTTTCCTTAGTTTAGCAAACTGACGTGACCCAAACCAAAAACTTATTATGCTTGTGAA